GTTCACAGAAAACCGCATAAGAACCGATACCACATTACAGGAAAATAACTGCAAGGGGGTGAGAAGAATGATGAGTGATGATGACAGAGCAAAGGTTGTAAAGTGCCTTGTAGATTTCATTGATAAGGTTACAAAAAAAGAACGACCTTCAAAGGCAGAAGTGGAAGTTCTGCCCGAGGTCGTAAGAGCTTTAAGAGAATTTAATACCTTGTAAAGAACCGATACCACATTACATAAAACAAAAGTAGGGGGGTGAGAGGAATGGGCGACATTATCATATTGATACTTATGATTATTCTCGCAGTTTCCAAAACTATAGAGGCGGTACTAACCTTTAATGAAGTATGTGAAGATCGTTCCAATAATCATTGCAACAATCTCAACGATAGTTCCGATGATTTTCCAGAAAGACGGTTTCTTATACCACGGCTTCTTATTGCGGGAATTTGCATCGGTACGACTGTCGGATACGGAATCATAGTAGTTAAAGAAATCTTTCTGTAAGCGTTTGAGAATGTTTTCAGCAAGTGCTTTACTGCTTTTGAAATCAATAGGCAGGCATACGGTGACGAAAATGCTGTCGGGAGTGAATGAGGCGGTAATATAATCATCATTCTGTGAAAAATCAAATACGAAAAATTCAAAGGCTTGTACATTAAGATTTTTAGGAATGTCATTTATATCCGCCGAAACGGTTGTGTTATCGGAACAGTATGTAAAGGTACATTTGCAGGAATCAAAAGGGACACGGCTTTTTACAGTGTCGTAAATCTCAGACAATGTCTGAGCAGTAAATTTGTTATAGCTGTCTGATGACAGCGGTGCAGTAGCTTTATATTTTGTGTTCATAATCAAACCTTCTTTCGTTCTGATTATAACATAACGGTCAAGACAGAACCGATACCACATTACAGGAAAATAAAAGTAGGGAGAATCATTATGAATGAAATCAGAGTAAGAATTAAAGACCTCATCAAAGAGCTTCAAATGTTGCAAAATGACGGCTACGAATGTGCCGACCTCATAATTGAAGAAGCCGAACCCGAAGAAGGCATTCCGGCTCGCATTATGCTCAGCGACTACGGCTGTGTATTTGAATGCAAAGACTGACCCAAGAACCGACAAGGGGGGTGAGAGAATGAGCCGAATTACAGTAAGGATTGATGACCTAATCAATCAGCTCAACGAAATCAAACGAGATGGTGCTGAAAAAGTTTTGCTTGAAATTGAAGAAGGTGTTGCAGACCCCGAGGAGAATTGTCCGAACAGAATAAATCTGATGCCTGCATATCATCCGAGTGAAATTTTTTCGCAAGTTTATGAAAGCTACTAAAGCAAAAGTCGATACCAGATTACAGGAATAAATAACGAAAGGGTGAGAAGAAAATGCCAAGAAAATTAGCCAAGCCCGAGGACCAAATGAAAAGACAGTTGATTGCCAATATACAGTATGAGGCAGAAATCAGAAGTATTGACCGTGAAGGACAGGCTCTTGTGACACAGTGCTCCGAGGGCACCTACAGAAAAAGAATTAAAGATCCGGGTACTTTTACGGTGGAAGAACTGTCGAGGCTTGCCAACAAATTTGGCATACCTATTCAGAACCTTTTCAAGGCAAGGGTGGTAGCTGATGAATGACAAAACACTTGACGAACTCAATGACATGGCAAAAAGATGGATTGACGGAGAGGTTAATCATCTCGAAGTCGTGTCGTTGAAATTGTTTGACCGTTTGTTGGTGCTGGAGCTTGCCAACGCATACAGTATGTGCAAGGTCGGTTTGTTATCAGAGAAGTACACTGCCGCATATAAATTAAAATTCTTTCAGGAGTATCGTGAACTGAAGCTCAAGACAGAACATTTGCTGGTCCAACAGGAACAGCAGATTGACTCCGTGAGGAGTGCAAGTGTAACTCTTTCGGAAGTCTGCAAGGAATACGGTAAAGATGAGGTTGACCTCGTTAAACTGTGCGAGTTGCAGGCAAAGGCAATTGATGAGCTGACACATGAGAATGTACATATCAAGCTGTGGAACTCGGTCAGAGCATACAAAAAGCCGAAAGAATACGCGAGGCGGCATATGAATAAGATTATCGATGAGCTTATTGACAGGTTCGGCAGTAAAGTACCGTTTGAGCAGGTTGTTATGTCGTATCTCAACACTTGCCTTAAAGACAACCGCAGAGAGATGTGGGAACAATTGACAGGCGATGACTATCCTACGAAGGCAAGACAGCAGTTGCCGGTTAAAGACGGTAACGCAAAGGGCGAGCTTGAATCAATGAAGAAACATTACGGTGTGAGAACAGGGAAAAAAGTTGTAAAGGAGAGTGTCGAAAAATGATTTTTGTATCAAGAAAGAAATACAAGCGTTGCAAGAGACAGCTTGAAGATGTGCAAGTAAGATTAGCTTCAACAAAAATTGAACTTATTGACGCACATAACGATGTCAGATATTTAAGAGACAGAATTGTTAGAGCTTTCAATGGCTTTAATGAACTTTGTGAAAAGAACAATTTGCCTTTGCCGTTTGATTTGAAACTGATTGAAGAAAGTCTCGCAGATAAAGGGCATATCGAAATTGAAGAAACAGCAGAGGATTATATTTGTGCAAGCTATAAGGAGTAAAAAATGATTTTCAGAAATTGGAAGAGCAAGGGAGAGTACAAAGCTAATTGTGCTAAGCAGGAACAAGACATCAACAGACTTAATGAAAGAATTGATGACTCAGAAAATGTTGAAGCTATCCAGCTCGGAATTATTGACCGACTCAAAGCGGAGAACAACGAACTCAGAGCCGAAATTGAGAGGCTCAAAACGGAAAATCTGACACAGGGCTTTGAGTGTGTCGGAGTATCGGCTATTTGATTGTAAGGAGAATGGAAGTAAATGAAAATGAGAGTCTATAAGTGTGATAGCTGTAACAAAGTTATCACAGATCCGTACACAGTTAACATGAGGGAATTCTATTTAGGGTTTGATGCTGATTGCCTTGGCCTTATCGGGATTGCAATTCCTTTTGAATGCAAGAGAAAAATAAAAATACATCTATGTGATGATTGTTTCAAAGGCTTGCATGTTATTGCCGAAAGAAAGAAGCGTGAAAAGTAATGGAAAGAAAACCGACATTGACTACGATTGCAATCGAAAAATTGCATCCGCACCCCGACAACCCTCGTAAAGTTATCGGGGATATTGATGAGCTTGCTGACAGCATTAAGGCGAACGGCATTCTCCAAAACCTCACGGTTGTGCCGATGAATGACGATTGGACGGAGTTTACCGTAATTATCGGACACAGAAGATTAGCAGCGGCAAAGCAGGCAGGATTAACTGAACTTCCGTGCGCTGTTGTCGAGATGACTGAAAAGGAACAGTTATCTACAATGTTGACTGAAAATATGCAGCGGTCAGATTTGACAGTTTATGAGCAGGCAAAAGGATTTCAGATGTTGATTGACCTCGGGGACAGCGTTGCCGAGGTGGTAGAGAAAACAGGCTTTAAAGAAAGCACCGTAAGAAGGAGACTCAAACTTGCAGAACTTGATGAAGAATCCTTCAAGGACAGCCAGCTCAGACAACCCACATTGGCAGACTACGAGCGTCTGAATCAGATTAAGGATATTGATGTAAGGAATGAATTACTTAAATCAATCGGTACTAATAACTTTGATAATCGACTTTATTCAGCCGTGCAAAAGCAGAAAACAGATGAAGAAAAAGAAAAAATTGAAAAGCTCTGTCTTGAACATGGAATGATTAAAGCGCAGAAACATGACGAAATTCCAAGCAATTACGAATATACGGGATTTTTTGCGTTCAAAGATTTGATTGGTAAAGACTTTGCGGACGGCAGGAAAAGATATTTTTATTTTGGTTACGGCTCAAACATCTACATTTACGCAGAAGCATTAGAAAAGCAGGAAAAGAACGATGCCGAAGAAGAAAAGCGAAAGCTTGAAGAGCAGAGATGGGACGAGCTTGTTGAACAGGCGGAAGAAATAGACGAACGCTGTGAGGCTCTCAGAAGAGACTTTATGCTTGATACGAATTTCAATGACAGCAACAAGAAGCAGGAGCTTGTGAAATTTATAGTCGCCCAAGTGGCGGCAGGAGCCAGTAACAAAAAATATCGTTTTGAAGAAATTATCGAACACGACTTTGAAAATGATGAAAACACGGACAGCTACATCAACGAACACTGGAGCGATAACAGCGGTAGAATGCTTATGGCGACGGCATACGCTTTGTGCCAAAGAAGTTATGAAAAATTAAGCTTTATTTATGTAGGATATAACAGCAAAACGATCAGCCGAAAAAACAACCCGGATTTAAACAAATTTTATGCTTTACTCTGCAAACTCGGCTATGTGATGAGTGACGAGGAGATACAACTCCGTGACGGCACACATCCGATTTTTACCTCCGGTGAAGTAAAATAAACTAAATAAGTTAATCACGCTCTGCACAGCGAGATTATATATATCTCATTTTATACCTATACCTACTTTTCTGAATATTACCATTTTACAAATATCTCAGACAGGTGCAGCTGTCTGAGATGATTTTTAAGAGGTGAAAAATAATGGCATTCCCCGACAAATTAAAAGCGTTAAGACTTAGACATAAATTAACGCAAGATGAACTGGGTGAAAAGCTCTGCTTGAGCAGAACAAGTATATCTTACTATGAGCAAGGAAAATTTGAGCCTGATATTAAAACTATAATAGATATTTCAAATCTATTTAATGTTACGACAGACGAACTGCTGAAATGAGGTGAAAAGAAAATGGATAATAAATTAAAAATTCGTGAGGTATGCGGTGAGTATGCGTTAGATATACTGTTCGAGGATATGAGTTTTAGTACGATATATTTTCACTCTCAAAAAAATGCCGAAGCAGTCAAACGCATTATCTCAGATGACGGTAATCATACGATGTGTGTAACAAGAGATGCCAACAGTACAAAGGTGATTTGCCTTGACAGCTCGTGTCCGCATTGTAAAGAAGCTGTATTATCAATATACAATTACTGCCCCTACTGCGGTGCAAAACGGATATGAAGATAATAGATTTCGAGTTTGAAAAACTCTCTCGTCAAGAAAAAGAACTTGAAAAATTAAGAAACATTGACCTTGAGGGATTTAAGTCAATAACAATTCCGTCATTGTTTAACGTAA